GTATCCTGACCGGCGGTGGCCTCGGCAGGCCCCGGGAGGCTTCGCCTAGTCCGGTCTATGGCGCCGCACTGCTAATGCGGTTTGGGTCAACAGCCCATCCCGGGTTCGAATCCCGGAGCCTCCGCGTCCGGCCCAGCGCTCGTAGCTCAACGGATAGAGCATCTGACTACGGATCAGAAGGTTGGGGGTTCGAGTCCCTCCGAGCGCACAGAGCCCCTCTGAACAGCACTTTTAGACACCGGCTCGGTTCACCGACACTTGCACACCGCTTAGACACCATCTAATCTGCGGTGCATGACACCCAACGAGCTGGCCTTCCGCGACTTCGCTCGCAGCCTCCGGGCGCGCAATCGGAGCCCGCGAACCATCCAGTCCTACGTTGAGGCCGGCCGCCAGCTCGCCGACTTCCACGACGACCGCGACCTGACGACGCTGGTCCGCGGTGACATCGAGGCGTACTTGGCCGACGTTCTGACTCGGCACAGTGCCAGCACGGCCGCCGTCCGGTTCCGCTCTCTCCAGCAGCTCTACAAGTGGGCGACGGAGGAGGAGCTGGTCGACGTGTCCCCGATGGCCGGAATGCACCCGCCGGCCATTCCTGAGCGACCGGTGCCGGTGCTGGCCGACGACGACGTCCGGGCCCTACTGCGAGCGTGCGAGGGGAAGGACTTCGCCGAACGCCGCGACGCGGCAATCATCCGGCTCTTCGTCGAGCCGGGGGGCCTTCGACTGGCCGAGCTCACCGGGCTGGCGGTCGACGACGTCGACCTCGAGCGCGACGTCGTCGTGGTGCTCGGCAAAGGCCGTCGCCCCCGGGCCGTGCCGTTCGGGGCGAAGACCGGCACCACGATCACCCGGTACCTCCGGGAACGCGCGAGGCATCCGGCCGCGTCGTCGTCGGCCCTGTGGCTCGGCTCCCGCGGTGTCCCGATGACGCCCTCCGGGATCGCTCAGATGCTCGAGCGACGGTCGGCTCGGGCCGGCATCGGTCACGTCCACCCTCACCAGCTCCGCCATACGTCAGCCCATCGCTGGTTCGCCGAGGGTGGCGCCGAGACGGACGCCATGCGCTTGTTCGGGTGGCGCAGCCGCGACATGCTGAGCCGGTACGCCGCGAGTGCTGCGGACGAGCGGGCCCACGATTCGGCCCGCCGGCTGGCCTTAGGCGATCGGCTGTAACAGCGACACGCCGTCGCCGGCACGTCCCGCCCGACGGCACATCGTCGGCGTACCGTTGTCCTTAGCACCCCGACCCGGCGGAATCCGGGACGGCCGGGCTGGATCCCGGGAAGGCCATCGACCGCGCGACACGCGGACGACCTCGCGAAGTGGTGCTGCGAGGTGCGACGACGCGCCAGGGCGCGATGCCCGGCGCCGTCGAAAAGGCCGTCCCGTGGCACCACTCACCCCCGCCCAAAGATCGCTGCGCTCCCGCTTGGCCGCCTACGAGAAATGGTCCAAGCATGATCCAATAGCCGGCACCGCCGCTGCCCGGGCCGCCTTCGACCGTCGCTTCGACCGCGAAGTCGATCCGGCCCTCGAACTGCCGATCGACGAACGCCACCGCCGCGCCGACGCCGCCAAAAAGGCCTATTTCACGAAGTTGGCGTTCAAGTCATCGCGGGCTCGAGCTGCCCGCCGTGGCGGGAATGACGACGCATGACCGTCGCCGACCGCACGTTCTCCGGGTCGGTGCTGTCAGCCGACGAGGCCCGCGCCTTGACGGACCGGATCAAGGGCACCGTCACTGCCACATGGGCCTTGCTCCTGGAGGCGTACGAGCGCGAGGCGTGGAAGGCGCTGGGTCACGGGACGTGGGAGAGCTACGTCTCGGCGGAGTTCACCATCAGTCGCTCCCACGCCTACAGGATTCTCGATCACGGCCGGGTAGTTCGGGAGTTGGTCGGCCCGAGTGGATCAATGTCCCGGATCCGGGACACGCCGCCGAACATCGAGCAGGCAGGAGAACTGGCCCCGCTCCTTCCCGACCCCGACGCCATGCGTGAGGTCTATACCGAGGCCGTCGAGCGCACCGAGGGCAAGCCGACGGCTGCCGTCATCCGCGAGGTACGCAAGGAGCGTTCCGAGTGCGAGGCGAAGGCGACGCCCGAGCCGCGACAAGCCCCGCGGCCACAACTGCCGACCAGTTCCCTCGGGCTGTTCACGATCTGACGAAGTCGACGGAGCGCATCGCCCGTCTCATGGCGGATGACCGCTTCCCCCGTAACGCAGAGCAGATCGCCGCCAAGTACCGCGGCGACCTGCTGCGAGCCGTTGCCGTCCTGGAAGACGCCCTGATCGTCCTGTCGTATGCTGATCGCAGCAGATCGGCCGCCCGTGGCGCCCCTGTCGATTCGGAGAGCGAGCCGTGCTCGCCCGCGAAAAGCGTCGTCGTACGACGCGCATCCCGCGAGGGCACGCCATGACGGACATCCGTGTTCCGGTGGACTACTTCGGCCGGCCCGAGGTCGAGGCACTCAGTAGTGACGGCCTGCGCGTGCACCTGGCCGCAACGGCGTGGTCGGCCGGATACGGCAAAGACGGCTACCTCGCCGTGACGGCGCTACCCCGGCTGCACCCAGACGGCCGCCGGGAGGACCTGGCCGCCGAGCTGGTTGGAGCCGGCTTCTGGGAGGCGGTCGACGGCGGCTGGCGGCTGACCGACTACTTCCCCGCTCAGTCCTCGGCTGCTGAGGTCGAGGGGTACAAGGCGGCCAACCGGGAGCGGTCACGGAGGTACCGCGCTCATGTGGCAGAGCTGATTGCCCAGGCTGACAAGGCACCACCCGTCACGCGTGACGTGCCGCGTGACGTCACGGATGACGTGACGGGTGACGAACGGGCGTTCGTAGGCAAGGCAAGGCAAGGGCAGGCTAATAACGGAACAGAGCTGGAAGTAGGCGAGCCCGAACGCGTCACGCGTGACGACGAGCCACCGACCCTCCGGGTAGTCGACCCTCCCACCGATGGCCGAAGCCGTTGGACCGTCCTCGGCGGGGTTGCGCCGTGTGTGGTCTGCGGACAGGGTGCGCGGCTGGCGCTCGACGGTGATCCGGCTCACCCCGGCTGCCGACGCGACGCTCCAATGGATCTAGATCTCCGCGAGCGGGTGTCCGCATGACCACCACCACTCCCGCCGAGGCGCTCGACGCGACCCGTCTCTTGGTCGCGATGTCGAGGGCCTGGCTGGCCGCCGACTTCGAAGGCTTCGACACGTTGGCGCGCGGCATCGCCGACCCCGAGCTGGTGATCTCGGCCGCCGTGGCATTGCTCGCGCTCACGGCCCGCGACATCGCCCCTCTCCTCGGCCAGACCGCCGACGACCTGCTCGACGCGATGGGCGGGCTGCGATGATCATGAAGCCATGCTTGCAGTGCGGTAAGCCGTCGCCAGCCACCCGGTGCCCGAGCTGCCAGGCCGAGCGGCAGCGCGAGCGCGACGCCGTCGACCCGCGTCGTGTCCGTGGCCGCTATGACTCCCGGTGGGCCGCGCTGTCCCGTCGAGCCAGGAAGGCGCAGCCGTTCTGTGGTGAGCCCGGCTGCGGCCATCCCGGCTCACCGGAGAACCCGCTGACCTGTCATCACCTGACCTGGCCGGCCACCAAGCTTGCCCACGTCGAGGTCTTGTGCCTGCGGCACAACGTCGCCCGCGGTCCGACACCCAGGGGGGGTAACCCCGGGAGTGGATCACTGACACCCGCATTCAGGGTCACGGCGCGTTACTTTCCCCCTGCTCGTGGGGGCGCCGCGTGAGGGCTGGGCCGAAAGCCGCCCCGTCGGGCGCTCCGCTGCCGCTGCACCTGTTGCCTGCCAGCGGGTCCGCTCGCGTCGTCGCGTTCGTCGAGGAGTTCTGCCGGGTCGTGAAGGGCGGCACCGGCAACCCGGCCGGCGCGAAGCTACGGCTGCGACCGTGGCAGCGCGACGTCCTGGCCGGGCTGTACGACCCCGAGCCGCGCCCACGGCAGGCGCTGGTGTCCGTGGCCAGGAAGAACGGCAAGAGCCTCCTGGCGTCGTCGCTGGCGCTCTACCACCTGCTCGCCGACGGCGAGGAGTCCGCCGAGGTGGTCGTGATCTCCACCGACGAGCGGACCAGCCGAGTGATCTTCAACATGGCCCGCCGGCAGGTCGAGCTAGATGAGCGGCTGTCCGGCGTCCTGCAGATCTTCGCCGACCGGCTGGTGCACCCGGCGAGCGACTCTGTCCTGGAGTCCCTGCCGGCGGAGCCGTCCCGGCTGCAGGGCCGCAACCCGTCCGCGGTGATCGCCGACGAGGTCGCGTTCATGGACGCCGACGTGTGGGACGCGCTGGCATTGGCCGGTGGCACCCGCGCCCGTCCGCTGGTGCTGGGCATCTCGACCGCGGCGCTGACCGCGGACACCTTGATGGGCCGGCTGACCGCGTACGGCCGGGACGTTGTCGACCCGGCCTTCTTCTTCGCCGAGCACGCCGCCCCGGCCGGCTGCGAGCTGCTCGACCGGGACGCCTGGGCGGCAGCCAATCCGATGTTGGGCGACACGCTGGACCCGGCGCACCTGGCCGCGGTGGCGAAGACCACCCGCCCGGAGCAATTCCGCCGCTTCCACCTCAACCAGACCGTCGGGCGGGCTGACACCTGGATGCCGGCGGGCGCCTGGGCGGCGTGCGCGGCACCCGGACCGGTTCCCGACGGCGCGGAGGTTGTCATCTCCCTCGATGGCAGCTTCTCCCAGGACGCCACCGCGCTCGTGGTCGCCACGGTCTCGCCGCGACCTCATCTCGACGTTGCGGGCTTGTGGGAGCCGCCGAACGGCGACCCGGACTACCGGGTGCCCGTCGCCGACGTCGAGGAGGCCATCCGCGCCGCCTGCCGTCGCTGGCAGGTCCGTGAGGTGGTCGCCGACCCCTTCCGCTGGACCCGGAGCCTGCAGGCGCTCGCCGCCGAGGGGTTGCCGATGACGGAGCTGCCGCAGAGTCCCCAACGGATGACGCCGGCCACCACCGGGCTGTACGAGGCGGTGGTCAACCGGCAGGTGACCCACTCCGGGGACCCCGACCTCGCCCGGCACGTCGCCAACGCCACCATCCGCGACGACGCCCGCGGGACCCGGTTGGCGAAGGACCGCGCCCGCTCCACCCGCCGGATCGACCTGGCCGTCTGCGCCGTCATGGCGCACTACCGGGCGACCTGGCACGCATCCCGTACCCGACCCAGAAACCGAGTTCTCTCATGGTGATCCCCGTGCTCAACAACGTCGTGAACCTCGCGCCGGCGCGAGGCGCCGTCGAGGCGACCGTCTACGCGCTGAGCCGCCAGCTCGACGACGGCACCCTTCCGCTCCGCGCGCACCAGCTGTATTACGACGGGGGCCAACCTCTCGCCTTCCTCTCGCCCGCCGATGCAGAGAGCCTCAAGGGTCGGCTGCTGCGCCTGCCGGTCAACTACTGCCGGCATGCGGTCGACCTGCTCGCCGACCGGCTCATCGTGGAGGGTTTCGCCACCGGCAGCGGCACCCCGCGCGACCTCGACCTGTGGCGGGCCTGGCGACGAGCCGGGATGGTCGAGGGGTCAGATCAAGCGCACCGCTCGGCGCTGGTGTTCGGCAGGTGCCCCGTCAGCGTCTGGTCCGACCCGGCTGGCGGCAGCCGCGTGCGGGTCGAGGATCCCCGGCAGACCATCGTCGGCTACGACCCGGCGAGCGGGATGCGCACAGCGGCGCTCAAGAGATGGCAGGCCGGCGGGTTCGGCTGGGCAGTCCTGTACGGCCCGGACGTCGTACGGCGGTTGCAGACCGCCGGCGAGGTGCCCGCCGGTGCCGAGCTGCCGGCCGAGGGCTGGATCGTTGTCGAGACACTGAACAACCCGTTGGGCCGGGTGCCGGTTGTGGACGTGGTCAACCGGCCGCGGGTGGGAAACCCGGCCGGCACCAGCGAGCTCGCTGACATTGAGCCGGCCGTCGACGCGCTGACAAAGGTCATGACCGACGCGATGGTGAGCGCCGAGTACGGCGCAAGACCGCGCCGGTTCACGTTGGGCGTGGAGATCTCCGAGGACGCGGCCGGCAACCCGGTGAACCCGTTCGTGGATGGTCCGGGCCGTGTTTGGCAACTTGAAGGTGACCGCACGACGGCAACGGTCGGCCAGCTTGATCCGATGGGGCTCGGCCCCTACGTCGACCTCGCGGCCCTGCTTACCCACCAGATAGCGGCGCTCGCGTCGCTGCCGCCGCACCTGGCCGGTATCCGGCAGGACCAGCCGAGCAGCGCGGAGGCTCTGCGGGCCAGCGAGGCTGGGTTGGCCGGAAGGGCGCGAACCCGTCAGCGAGCGTTCGGTGGGCCGTGGTGCGAGGTGGTGCGCCTGGCCGCCGAGGCCACCGACGGCAAGCCTCGACCGGATCTCGACGACCTCGAGGTGCTCTGGACCGACCCGGAGACCTCGAGTCCGGCTCAGGCCGCCGACGCGGCGAGCAAGCTCGTCCAGTCCGGCATCCTCTCCGTTGACGGCGCGCTCGACGCCCTCGGGTACAGCCCTGAACAGCGGGAGGCCGAGCGGGTGGCCCGGCGTACGGCCGCACTTGACGGCCAGGGCCTCGACCTCACCGCGCTGCTGAGTGGGCCGGCCGCATGAGCCGCCAGCTGCTCGGCGGCCGTCCGACAGTGCTGCTCCGGTATCGGGCCGCCACGCTCCGGTTGGCCGGTACGAGCGAGTCCGCTGTCCTGAGCCTCTGGTCGCGGTACCAGGCCGGCCAGCTCGACGAGGCGCAGTTTCGGACGCTGGCCGCCGCCGTCATCGCCGCCCACAACGCCCGCGCGGTGACCCTCGCGGACTTGGCCCTGGCCGCGGTGCTTGCCGTCGAGCTGGCCCGGCTCGTCGTGCCGCTCGGCCTGCTGGCGACCGACGACCGGCCGCGGCTGCGCGAGGCGCTGGGCACCCTGCTCGCCCGGGCCGCTGCCCTCGAGCTGCCCGGTGCTGACGCGGTCGAGCGGTCGGACGCCGAGCTGGCGATGATGGCCAGGATCGCCCGTAGCGAACCTCTGGCCGCCGGGCAGGGCACATTCCAGCGTGGCATGCAACGACGACGCGTGCCGGGCTGGACCCGGGGAACCGGACCGGCACCCTGCCCGGTCTGCGCTGGTCTGGCCGACGGCACGGTGCTGGCGCCGAGCACCGTGATGTACACGCACCGAGGCTGCTCGTGCGTCATGATCCCGACTGAGAGGACCCCCGGATGACCACCACCGACACCGAGACCGAGACCACCGAGACTGAGACCACTGCTCCGGCCGCAGACACGTCCACGAGCACCGAGCAGGAGCCCGAGACGTTCCCGAAGGCCTACGTCGAGCGGTTGCGCGAGGAGTCCGCGGCCTACCGGGTCAAGGCCCGGCGCGCCGACGAGCTGGCCGCTCGGCTGGTGACCGCGCTCGCCGCCGGCACCGGCAAGCTGGCCGACGCCCGCGACCTCCCGTACGGCGAGCACCTGCTCGACGACGACGGCGTACCGGCCTTCGACAAGGTCGCGGACGCCATCGACGTGCTGATCCGGGAGCGCCCGCACCTGGCATCCCGGCGCCCGACGGGCCAGGTCGAGCAGGGTGTCCGCGAGGACGAGCAGGGCGTCTCACTGCTGGGGCTGCTGCGCGGGGCCTGAACCGAGGACTACGGGACGTAGACGGTGCGAGCCAGCGGGACCGTCCATGGTGCGGTGCGCACGTCCTCCGGGATGACGTCGCCGTCGCCGTCGATGAGGATCAGGCCGTGCTCGCCCTGGGCCTCGCTGATGTCGCTGGCCTCGCGCTGCTCGGCCGTGGCGAAGCCCAGCCGGTCGCCGTTCTCGCCGTCGTAAAGCTCACCGGCCATGGCGGTGCCCTCGCGGCCGGTGTAGACGTAGTCGGCTCTGCGCTCCGCTTCGGTCGGGTCGGAGTCTCTCGGGTAGTCGTAGTCGGTGGTCATCGGATCGCTCCCTTGCAGTCCTCCCGGTGCCCTGGCGCTGACATCGTGTCACCGCCACGGCGGCGCGCTGGCGTGTTAGCCTGATTTCGGGCCTGGTGCCCACTGCACGGACGGCCTGGTGCCCGACGTGATCCCACACCGGATCGACACGTCGGAGTCCTCATGCCTGAAGCAACGACCACGCCCGCCGCTGGCGGCGTACTGACCCAGACCCAAGTCGCCGCGCTGCTCTTGCAGCCGTTGCAGGCCGCCAGCGTCTTCCTGGCCAGTGGTCCCCGAATCTTCGACACTGCCGGCGGCAACACGCTGCGGATACCGCGGCTGGCCGGCTCGACCGGGGCCGCGTGGGTCGCCGAAGCGGCACCCATCCCGGACGACGACGTGACGTTCGGTGAAATGGTGCTGCTGCCGAAGAACATGCAGTCGCTCAAGGTCATCACCAAGGTGTCCGACGAGCTGCTGCGCCAGTCCATCGTCGCCCTCGACAGCGTGTTGCAGGCCCGGCTCGTCAACGACGTGGCCGCGGCGCTGGACACCGAGCTGATCGCCGGCACGGCCATCGACGGGACCAAGCCGCTGGGCCTGCTCAACCAGGTCGGCGTCCAGACCATCGCCGCCGGTGCCGCGGCGACCTTCGACCTGCTCTACGACATGATTGGCAAGCTACTGAGCGCGAACGTGGACGCCACGGCGGCCCGCTGGCTGATGACCCCGGGTGTGTTCCAGGTGCTCAGAAAGACCAAGGCCACCGGCGGCGGATATCTCATGCAACCCGACGTGATGGAGCAGGGCGCGTTCCGGCTGCTCGGCTACCCGGTGACCGTTACCCCCCGGATCCCGACCACCGGCGTCGGCGTCGGGACGACGAAGATCGTCCTCTGGACCCCGTCCATGTACGCCGTGGCCCGCGACATCAGCCCCGAGGTGAAGCTGCTGACCGAGCGGTACGCCGACACGGGCCAGGTCGGCATCCGGGTGCAGTGTCGCTACGACGCCGCGCCGCTCTATCCCGAGTCCGTCGTCATCGCCACCGGCGTTACTGGCGGGTAGTCGTGCCGGGCCCGATCGCCAACCCCACCAGCCTGACCGGCGTGGACGTCGCCGAGTTTCTCGGCCGGTCCGGCGATGCCGGGCTCGCAACCCTGGCCGACGAGCACCTGCCGGTGGTCGCCCAGCTCGCCCGGAGCTTCACCCGAGGCCGCGGCTTCGCCGACCCGGCCGCCGTTCCGGCCGACCTGCTCAGCGTGATCCTCGCCGCCACGGCCCGGCTCGTCGGCAACCCTCGCCAGCTCGCCCGGGATGCGATCGGCATTCCCGGCGACTTCACCCGGGAGCATGTCGGCAGCTTCAACGGCTGGACACTGGCCGAGCTGATGGTGCTGAACGGCTACCGCCGGCGGTCGGCGTAGGAAGCTGATCGCTTTCGCACCATCTAAGTCGGCCACTTCCGCTCGTCGCTGACGTGCATAACCGCAGGTCAGCACACCGCTGGGTGATCTATGACTACGGATCAGAAGGTTGGGGGTTCGAGTCCCTCCGAGCGCACTTCCTCTACCAGCGGGTTTGCCCCTTCGGGCAGGCCCGTTTCGTCGTTCAGGAGCCCGGTTGGGAACGGATTGGGAACGCGGGCCGCCTGCTGCTGGTGGTCGGTGACCAGGACCCGGCCGCCGTCCCGCAGCACTTCGGCGACCAGGCCGAGCACGGCCGCGCGGGCCTCGGCGTCCAGACCTGACCAGGGCTCGTCGAGCACGAGCAGCTCTGGGCGCACGAGCAGCGCCTGCGCCAACCCGACCTTCTGCGCGCTGCCTCTGGACAGCTCGGGCAGCGGGACGGCGAGCAGGTCGCCCAGATGCAGCCGTTGCACCTCCCGCTCCACCGCCTGCCTGGCGCCGCCGGCGTCCAGGCCGCGGATGCGGGCCTGCGCCAGCAGGTACACCCCGGCGGGAAACGGCTGTGCGGCCGGGAACCGCTCCGGCGCCCAGCCGACGATCTCCGGTCGGGCAATTACCACCCCCGCCGCTGGCGGCAGCACCCCGGCGAGCACCCGCAGCAGGGACGACTTACCCGCGCCGTTTCGCCCGGTGACCTCGACCAGCGACGCGGCGGGCAGATCCAGCGAGACCTCCCGGAGCACCCACGGGGCACGCCGGCCGTAGCGGACACCGACAGCGGACAACTGCATCGAGCAATCCTGCCGGGCCGGGCGGTCTTCGGGGACCGCACCGGGCGGGTCAGGCCGTCCGGTCGTCCACCGGCTTGGAATGAAGGCCGAACACACGGGCGGCCCGCCCCGATCGTGCACCGCAAGTCGTTCCTCCCACACCAACGACGGGCGACCCTGCTTCCTGGCACCGGTTCATCCCGTGGATCGGTGGTGGCCGACATCTATGCGCGCCATCATGGTCGCTATGAGGGAGCCGCCCACGCCCAACCGGCTCGACTCGACCGGCATACCCGATGAGATCAGCGGCGGACCTTCCAGTTCTGGGGATCGGCGCCTCCCGCGTTGGATGGTGGCGGCCGTGGCGGCTGGCGTCGCAATCGCGGTCACGAGCTGGGCCCTTGTTCGGCACGACACCCGTCACCTGATGGCGGCCGAGCGGTCGTCGCCTCCGGCTCCCGGGTGGCACTCCTACTCGACCAGTTCGAACGGTCCAACGGAGTCACCTGCGCCGCCGCTCCCCACGAATCTCCCGGGACTGCCCTTGGCTGCCCGTACGGGCCTGGTACTTCCGTATTCCGGCACCGTGCCGGGCTGGTGGGACGCCGATTCCGGCACGCTGACTCCCATCACGCCGCCCCCACCCCCGCAGGCCAATGGCTACGGCTTCAACGTCGTACCTCGCGCCTCCGGCTTTGCGGCTCTCCGGAACGCCGGTGAACCCTGCGATGGTTGCCCCGGCAAGCCGACCCCCGTCCAGCTGGCGGTGGCTCACCAGCCGGCGCGGCAAGGTCCTCTCGCCAACGCCATCGCGCCGGCCGCGGACGCCGACGGCATTTGGGTCACCAGCTACCGGTTCCCCGCAATCCAGATCGAAGATCCTCGACAGTCCGCGGTGGTGCAGCTGATCGACGTGAGCGGGCATGTCCGTATGGCTCCCAGAGACCTCCCCCGAAACTCGTACGTCATCCGGGGCGTGCGGGGTGGGCTACTGCTCACCCGGAGCTATCGGAAGGCGGCGACGGCGTTCCTCTGGGACCCACTCACTGGCAGGACCGGCTTCCGGCTCTCCGGAGAGGTCGTGGACACGACCAGCGAGCTCATCGTGTGGCAGCAGAGCGCCGACTGCTCACTCACGCCTTGCGACATCCACGTCCGCAATCTGGTCACCGAAACGCAGCGCACCTTTACGAACCTGGCCGGCGAGGTCGCGGCCGTGGAAGGCGCCACCAGTCCCGACGGTCGCTACTTCGCCCTACGGGAGTACGGCGACCCCGACCGGTCGGCCGGTGGCGAGGGCAACCTGACGAGCACCGCCGTGGCCGTTCTCGACCTTCGCACCGGCCGGACGATCGCCGTCCCGGGTAGCAAGATCGCAAATAGCTCCGGCTACGGTCCGGGCTATTCCGCCATCGGGTGGACTCCAGACGGCCGCTACCTGATCGTGCAGTCCGGCGACCAGCCTGCACTGTGGCGGGTCGGCGCGCCGGTTCTGCTGCTGACGGCTCCCTTGAGCCAGGACGTGGTCCTCGTGCCGCCTTGACCCATGACCAGCTGCCCGCGGGCAGCTGCACACCTTACTTGGCCTTTCCCCATTTGCCGATGCGAGGCATCAGGTGCGGACGGTTGAGCCATCCATAGATCAGGCGCTCGAGTCTGTTGAGCTCCGGGGGCCGTCCCGGTCGACCGCCCGCCCGGAGTTCCTCCGGCGGGTCGTGGAGGGTCACGGTCAGGCGCTCCATCGCGGCCAACGGTACGTACCAACGCCGCAGTACCGTTGGCCGCATGGGCGACGAACCGCTAGACCGGCGCGAGGGTGAGGTAACCTGGCCCGAGGGCATCGGGGAGCGGCTGACGTGGGGACCCGGTGACGTCGTCTACACCCGGCCCCCGCCGGGCCGGCGCCCCACGCTTCGCCCGACTGACCCGTTAGAGACGATCTCTTGGGCACAAGCGTGGGCACACCGACGCTACTTCTCCTGTCCGGCAGTGACCGGCGATGCCACCCGAGAGCGCTGCTGAGCTGGGGTTCTGGCGGAGGATGCGTCTCGCTGACACCCGTTGCCGGTGCAGCGACGAGGGTTCAAGTCCCCCCTCCGACACGATTCCAGCCCGCATTGCCCGGCAGGCCGCCGGGCGGCTGGCATGGTGAACCGGTGAGGTCAAACCCTCCCGGGCCGAGTTGTGGAGTGCCGGCACCCGTCGATGCATTGGCCGCCGGGCGCTCCGTCCACCTGGTGTGGGAGAACGAGGTGGGCGGGCTCACCTTCGAGGTGGGCGTGGATCTGGATCGGTGCTTCGTGAAGTGGGCCCCTACGGAGAGTGGTATCGATTTGGCCGAGGAGGCGGCCCGCCTCACCTGGGCGGTGGCCTTTGCTCACGTGCCCATGGTGCTCGACCATGGCGCCGACGATGCAGGGTCGTGGATATTCACAACCGCGTTGCCCGGTGAGAATGCCATCGCCAACAGGTGGACGGCTGAGCCGCGTACGGCGGTGACGGCCATTGGCGAGGGGCTGCGGGCCCTGCATGAGGCTCTTCCGGTCCGGCAATGTCCGTTCTCGTGGACGGCCGAGGATCGTGTCATCGACGCACAGCAGCGGGCGATCGAGGGTCGGATCGATCCGGCCCAGTGGCATCCGATCCACCGGTCGCTGGCGCTCGGCCGGGCACTCGAGCTTCTCTCAGACGCCCCAGCCATCGAACGATCGGTCGTCTGCCACGGCGACAGCTGCGCACCGAACACACTGATTACCGACGACGGACGCTGGTCGGGGCACGTCGACCTCGGCGCGATGGGGGTAGCCGACAGGTGGGCCGACCTGGCGGTCGCCACCTGGAGCACGGAGTGGAACTACGGCCCGGGGTGGGACCCCCTCCTGCTGGAGGCCTACGGCACCCGGCCCGACCCCGACCGAACTCGCTATTACCGGCTGCTCTGGGACCTCGGTCCCTGAAGCCCCCGACCGGCCGCATGCCGGACGGACGGGCACGTGCGCACCCTCAGCGCTGAGTGCCGCGCTTACTCACCGCATCGCGCATCCGGTCCAGCAGACCGGCGACCGGACCGAGCAGCTTGTCACCGGGCGGCTCGTCGGGCACGGACGGGTGCGGCCGGGTAGGCGCGATCTTCTTCACGGCCTCGACCCGGGCCCCGAGCTCGACAAGCTCTTCCTGGGAGAAGACCTCGCGCATGTGAGGGAACATCTGCCCCTCCTCCTCCGCCA